CCTCTTGACTATACACCTGAGAATATGGTCATTACAGAAGAACCGCTTGTCGACAATGAACCACCGCCCTTCCCAGAAACAGAGCAGCCAAAAATTCCTGACTTACCTGAACCACCCCCACCAGATTTTGCTCCCTGTCCTGGTAAAAATGACCAAAGAGTAGGAGACTTTCGTAACGATAAAAAGTTAGAACGTGTTATTGGACATGAAAGAGGGCAAGATGGGAGTGAATGTATAACTCTCTATGAAACAGTTGAGTGGAAAGATCAGTACATACCTTCTGCCCCTCAGTTTGTTGGGGTATTTAGCTTGGCTTTGGTTGGGGCGAGTGCTCCCGCTATTTTGGGAATTGTACGGCCATTAGTTAAGCAAGCCGTTTCTAAATTAACTAAAAAGAAAAAGTAACATTGTTACGGAACGGAAACATATTCAGAGTGACGTCACTTTCGTGGTAAAGTAAATAAGCAATCATTAATTTTATTTTTATGAGACACAAATTTCAACACAGAACTGACAACGCTCTTGAAAAAGATGACAGAGTTTATTTTCATTTCAATCAATTTGACAGAGAAGTTTCTATAGCTTTTCATTCCAGGAGTGATGTAACAGAGTATTCAATGCCTCTTGATAAGTTCATTACCTCATTACAAACATCTATCGAAGATTTTGATAAAAGTGAATTAGAAGTAATGAAAACAACTGCTGCTATTTTATTTACAAAGATAAGACAAATAGAAGCAGCTAAAGAAGAAAAAGATTCAAATAAAGTACCTGAAACTGTATGACTTCACAAATAGAA